CTCGATGACGTCATGCCCGGTTTCGATGACTGGCTGACAGGTGGCCGCAACAAACCAAAATGGGCGGTCCCATGACGTTATATCCGTTTGATGCTTGGGGGTTTTGAATGAAGGAAACGAAAGTCGGGAAGAAGCCACACGGTGTCGTGCTTGTGGTGTCGCTGGGCAAGCCCGGTGACAAGAAGCCCGAGCGTGCTGCTGACCCGGACAAGCAGAAGAAGATGGACCGACTCAGTAGCGAGATGGCGAGAAGTAGCGGTCGACCTTTACCAAACTGGGCGGCGATGTTGGGTGCTGGGCGGCAGGTGGCGAATCAAGTTCGCTATCAGCAAGGTAATCTCAACGACCCCAACGCTGAACCTGAAGAGAAGTTCCCCGGACTCGCTGACAATGTCGCTTTTGGTCACAGCGGGCGACGAGGCAGCAAAGCGCAAGCCGAAGATTTTCAGTCGGCTGTGCCTTTGATGCAGCGTCTTCAAGAACAAGAGGATGCGAAAAAGCCCAAGACGGAGGAGGAAGACCTCTATGCCAACATCTTCGCTGACCAAGACATGACGCGACGAGCATTCGACAACCTCGAAGCGCTCAATGCTTTGCGGAAAGGCGAGCCTGTCGATTTCTGCACTTGCTGTTCTCCCTCAGACCTCGCGTGGGCCATCGCGAAGGCGAAGAAGAAGTCCAAGCCATTTCATGGCTATAACCCGAAGCGCCATCACAAGAAGGGCGGGTTGAATGCAGCCGGTCGTGCGAAGTTCAAGCGCGAGACTGGCGCGAATCTCAAGCCACCCGTGACCACCAAACCGAGCAAACTCAAACCCGGCTCCAAGAAGGCCAAGCGTCGCAAATCGTTCTGTGCCCGCATGAGTGGCATGAAGGGTCCGACGTCCAAGAAGGGCAAACTCACGCCGAAGGGCGCTGCGCTGAAGAGGTGGAACTGTTGACTTGCGAATGTGGACACTGTGTTGGGATGGATGCCGCGTGGGGTTTCCTGCAGAAGAAACTCTGCCCTGAAGGCAAGGCTGCTGCGAAGCGGAAGTTCAAGGTCTATCCGTCGGCCTATGCAAATGGCTGGGCAGTCCAATATTGCCGTGGCAAGTTCCGCAAAAAGAAGGGTGGTAAGAAATGAACATCGACGCCATGGAGCGCGCGTGGCGTATGTTGAAGGGCAAGGAAGATGCCCCGAATTACCGAAAAGCCACAGGTCCTAAGCGCTGCGGGAACTGCAAAGCGTGGGATGAGTCCAAGACCGAAGACCCAATGACTGGGTATTGCGAATGGTATGACTTCACCTGTCGAGCAGACCACGTTTGTGACGCATGGGCTGGTGAAAAATGAGCGACCGCTGCACCTGCCATGACGTCCTCGTCGTCAAGAACTTGAATCGCTGGTTCAAGGAGAAGTGGGTCGACGTCAGCCGAAAGGACAAGGATGGCAAACACCCACCCTGCGGTCGCTCCAAAGCCAAGAAGGGCAGCAAGGGCTACCCCAAGTGTCGCCCGTCCGTCAAGGTCAGCGACAAGACGCCGAAGACCAGCGGCTCGATGAGCGAGGGTGAGAAGCGCGCAGCCACCAAGCGGAAGCGTGCGAAAAAGCAGGGCGTCGGCGGTAAGCCAACCATCGTCAAGAGCGTGCTCGTTGTGAAGTCACTGAGGCAAACTGAACTTGGTGAGTTCCACCCCGATTTCCCTTCCTCTCATGGGCAAGTGGTCTACCTCCATTCAACTCACGCCGACAATTATCCCTCGATTCAGTCTGCCGGACTGAGGGCAAGGCGAGACAACGTGCGTAACATCATCGGCTACGACGGCGTGTTTGCATCAACGAGTCCTCACGTGCGTGAGGCCTACGGTAGCCGCATCAATCACGATGATGGCTACAGTAGAAAGGAGCCGGCTCTGATTGGGATTCGTTCAGGCGCAGGCTCTCCGTTGCCTTATTTTGGCTATGGAGACGGCTATGAATACCAAGACAATGAAGGGCGGGTTTTTCCTGAACACTGGCGTTTCATGAGAGACATCCCTGCGCGATTCTTGGTGCACATGGGTCAAGAGAATGCACCACGAGCCTTACCTGACTTCTACGACGATGAGGGGAACCCTCCTGTTTTCGGCGGGGAGACAGGTGCGAGGGACTTCAACAAACGAGAATGGCAGGCGCGTTACGGAGGTCAGGTTTCGGACGGTCCCAGTGTAAGAGAAGCCAACCTCCAACGCATCTACGGCGGTCAGGGTTAAGTAGAGGTCACAGGAGAGGTCAAATTATGTGGGGGTCGGCGCTTATCGAAGTCGAAGACATCCCTCACGACATCGTGTTTGAGGAAAAAATCTCAATCATGCAGAAGTCTTACTCGTTTGCTCCCAACGGCGACGGCTGGTTTGAAGCAAAAACAGGCACGACTGCGGATGCGCTGGTCAAGCGACTACGCAAGGCACGTCGTCACAACAAGGACGCAAAAGGCGACATTGACGCGCTCATTGGCGACATCCGTATGATGAAAGCCTTGGAGGCGGAAATGACCATCCGCAATCTCTCATGGGGCAGTGGAAAAGAAGACGCCATCAAGGGACTGGGTCTGTCTGACCGGTCGCTGAAGCACTTGCGTCAGTTTGGTGAGTCACGCAGTGTGTCTCTGCAGAAGGCCTGTTTGCTGTGGCAAAAAGCCGAGGCCACACTGAAGATGCTCGATGAGCATGAAGCCGTATGGGGCGCTGAAGAGCAACAAGCGTGGGCAAATGCGATGCGCGACCGTAGCGATGCGCGAAAGATGTGGCGCACGGCCTTGTTTCAGGCTGACAAACTGTCGAAAAAGGAGCAGGACTACCTCTCGTTTGCGGCTGAGGAACTGCTGCAAAAGGGTCCGATGAAGGCTGCTGAGATTCGCGTCAACATGAACGACGCGGGCATTGTGAAGAAGTCCTACACGGACAAGAAGTTCTCCATGCTGCTCTCACTCTACGGTGAAGAATATGACATCATCAAGGGCGCTCAACGTGGAACTTACGTCCGTATCACCACTGATGGTTTGGTGATGAAGGACGCATGGGCCTATGGCGCTGGCTTCCTTGACGCTGACGGTTACATCACCATCACCGAAAGAGGAGAGCCTCGTGCGGGTTTGATTGCTACAGGCGACCGGGGTAGAACACACTGCGAAGACCTCTATAAAACGCTGGACTGCGGAGTGCTTCAGTTGGACAGCAAGGTGTATCACAAGGCCTCACAGCGAAGTCAGCACCGCCTTCAGTTCTATTCCAAGGCCGACCTACGGAAGTTCCTTACCGGAGTCCTCCCTCACCTGCGCATGAAGTCGACGCAGGCCAAGGCCGTGCTCGCCTTCATTGACGAGAAAGATGCCACTCGGAAGCAGGAACTCAAGCGTCTTGTGCGCTATGAGAACTGGAAAGACCACACGAAGAAGTCCACCGAACTTCTGAATGATTGGGGCATTGACGCCGACACTATCGGCACCTACGCGGAGGGTCTGTGATGGCTGAAGAAGAACGAGGACCAGTCAGCCGATTCTTGTCGGCCATCGCCAGCCCATTTCGACGTCGAACGACGCCACAACCGCAAATGCCCCTCTACACCACAGGCATTCAGGAACCTGTGCTGGCACAGGGCATCACCATTCCGTCGCTGTATGCAGTGAGCCACGAGAACCTGATTCTGCGCACGGTTCAGTCCAAACTTCAGCAGGAGATTTTCAGGCGCGGTTACTACTGGGAGAAGCGCTTCGAGTCCAAGTGCATTGAGTGCGAGGAGGAGTTCAATCACACCGTTGACGTCTGCAAATCCTGCGGCGGTGAAGTCCGCAAGCCTGACCCTGAGCAGGTTATCTACGCCAAGTGGTTGCTGAATCAGGAGAACTCGATGGAGCAGTCTTTCATGCAAGTGTTGCGTGAAGTCGAGAACGACCTCAATATCGTGGATGACGCCTTCCTCATTCTCATCAAAGAGTATTACGTTGACCCTGAATCGGGTGATATCGCCTTCTTCCGTATCAAGGAAATCATGCGAGGCGACCCCATTTTCATGCGCATCATCGCAGACAAGCGCGGTGTCCGTGGTGGGCGGTATAAGGTGTGCCGCATTCATCGGGACCAAGTCGCATACCCCGGTCAAGACCCGAAGTGTCAAGTGTGTGGCTCTCGCATGGTCGACGCGCACTACGTCAACATGGCTGGGAGCGGCAAGAACCAGTATTTCACCAAGGGCGAAGTCATCCACATCAGTAAGTATAACCCGTCCAAACTCTACGGGCGCAGCCCTGTCAACACCATGTGGCGGCAAGCGATGAGTCTCACGGCCATGGACAATTACATCTACACCGCATATCAGAAGCGCCGCACACCAAAGGGCATCATTTCTGTCACCACCGATAACCTTGAGTCGATGAAGTCGTTTTGGAAATCGGTCGATGAAAAAATGGAGCGTGACCCGCACTACGTCCCGAAGGTCGGCATCGAGAGTCAGACTGGGCGCGGTGGTGTGAACTGGGTCAAGTTCATGGACACGTTGGAAGAGATGCAATACATCGCCGTGCGTGACGAGATTCGCAACCGCATCGCGGCATATTACGGCGTCTCGTCCATCTTCATGATTGACAACGGCAAGTCCGGTGGCCTCAACAACGAGGGATTGCAGATTCTCGTCACCAATCGTGCAGTCGAGTTTGGTCAGAAGGTCTACACCGACGTCCTGTTCCCGCGTATGCTGCGTGAGATGGACGTCACTGATTGGAAACTCACCCTCTACCCCAACGAGGAAGAGGACGAAATCACGCGCCTGCGACGTGACGAGATGGAGGTCAACCTCGCCCAGCGCATGGCGATGCTCGGTTATCAGCCGGAACTGCTTGAAGAAGGCGACCGCGACATTCGTTTCGTCTATAAGCAGCAACCGGAGGGTCAAGCAGGCGCACAACCCGGTATGCCTCCGGGTATGCCTCCGGGTATGCCTCCGGGTATGCCTCCGGGTGGCGCGATGCCCCCCATGGCCACGATGGGCGGGGCGCCGATGCCACCCTCTCAGCCCGGTGGTGAAGGTGCCGGCATCCGCACACCGCGTTCACCAGCCCGACCGCAGGCTCGCAGTAGTCCGGGTGCAGGTTCACCCACGACCAGTGTTCAGCAGCGTGGTCCAGTGCCTACGCAGGGCATGCAGAACTCAAGGGCGATTGGCGACGCTCGGAGGATTCGTGGGGCTTAGTTCTTTAAGCAGAACCAGTCTACGGGGAACAGGGGGACTTCGATGGACCTACTCAAGATGCACCCAATGGCTCGAAAAATGGCTGTCCACAGCGAAGCCTTCGCAAAGGCGCTGGAAGACGGTAACGCGCAAGATGCGCAAGACCACATCAATGAGGTGTTGAAGTTCGCCGGCTTCCTTTCCGACGACATTCACGGTGCCATTGTCAAGGCCGAAGCCGACAAGCACAATGAAATCGCTGGCAGTATGATTCAGAAGATGAACGTGACCGGACAGAAGTTTGACGTCGCTCAGCGCGCAGACGTTCTTCCCGGCACCATTATCGCCGCCCGCACGCACAACCGTGCTCGCGTTCACCGAGGCACTTTTGGCCGTTTCGTCCCCGACTCGTGAGGTGAACAAATGACGGAGGAAGTGTCCACGACGGAGCGCTTGATGAATGCGCTCATTTCCAAGATGGAAGCCATGGACAATGACGTGCAGACGTTGAAGGCCGAAAACGCCAATCTCCGTAAGGCACTTCGCGACCCCTCAGCCATGCTCCGCAAGGCGGGGTTTGTTTCTGCAACCACACCGCTGAGCGAGGACGTTCCTCATGACCCATTCCGCGCTGACAGCGATGCGCTGCTCAAAGGAGAGCAGGTAGACTTCCCCTCGAACGCTGAGATTCATCAGATGTCGTGGGACGACATTCACGAGATGGCCGAGCAGGCTCGCTCCGTGGAGGTGGTCCCCTGAAGCCGATTCCCAGCCCAGCGTCCCGAGAAGCCATGGACTTGCTCAACAAGGCACAGCGTTTGCTTGAGAAGGCCGAAGAACTCGATATGGTCGAGCACGAGGGTGAAGATGTCCCTGCTTTTGCCGTTGACGGTAAAGGCCCCAAGGACAAGAAGAAGGACAAGAAGCGTCCATCTGAAGAGGAAGAGTCTGAGGAAGAGGATGAAGGCCCCGAGGACGATGGCGACGACGACATCAAACTGGAGAAGGGCAAAAAGTGCGCTGAGTGCGGTAAGCCCATGAACAAGGGCGCTTGCATGAAGATGGGCTGCGGTGCGAAAATGCAGAAAGCCGAAGGCCATGAGGCGAAAATTGTCGAGTGCCTGAAAAAGAAGGGCGGTGCAGCCAGCCTCAAAGAATGCGCTGATGCTTGCGGCGTCTCCACCAGTGAGTGCAAGAAGATGATTGACAAGATGAGTAACGTCAAGATGTCCCCTCATGGTGACGTCATTTTGATGGACGGGTTGCAGAAGGCTGAACCCGGCTTCTCGACCACGTTTGGCTTTGAGCCTCAAGGCATCATGTTTGCATCCGAGTCCGGTGGGCAGACGCGCAACGCGTATTACTCTACCAACCAATACCTCATCAACTCGCAGGACGTCGCCAACAAAGGCGGTCAATCGTCTTCCGTCAACTTCGACGGTCTTTCCGGTCAACTGAACCCGCACGACGGTGGCGGCGTTGACCGCCAAGTGCAAGGTGAAACGCTCACCAAGCAGCAGATTACCAAAATCCGCGATGTCGTCAGGAAGTCAGGGTTTCAGGGGTGAGCCTGTGTGGAAGAAGACCCAGCGGAGGTCTACATTCGCGCCCGTAAAGACCTGCTAAAGAGCGCGGTCGATTTCCACGACTACGAGGACAACATCGCGAACTACGCGTTCGCAAAACTCAGTCTTGAACACCATGGCATCGAGTTCGAGCCACTGTGGGAAGACCGTCTTTGCGAGTCCATCCTCAAGTCCGCTTTCAGGACCAAACTCGATGCAGGACCAGCCCTCTCTGAGAACACCCTGCTTGACCTCCAAGTCAACAATCCCGAACTCGCTCGGGAATATACGGAGGCATTGAGCGAACTCAAAGATGCACGTCGTGCGATGAGCGGTAGCGTCAGTGTCGATGAAATGTTGAGTTTTGGCAAACTCTCTGACCGTGTCGCTGCGCTTGAAGCACAGATAACCGGACGCAGCACCGAGCAGCAAAAGGAGGAGCAAGCGCTTGGTGGGAACATCAGCGACGAGGCTGCTCGCGTGCCTCAGCACACCTTCTCTGACCGCATCGTGGAACATTCTCTACGCGACATTCATCGAATGTGGCCTCAAGTCAAGTCCATTGGTCGTTATGACGAGTCTTTCCTGAGCGACGGGCACGGTCTGCTCTCTTATGACCCGACAGACCCGACAGGTCGCCCCATGTGGGCGCGCATGCTCCGTGGCTTCTATCTACCTCAACCCTATCAGAAGGGTGACAAGAACCTGCGAATGTCGTTGGCTGAACGATACGCCTCTGCTGAGTTGGCGCACCTCAAGGCCAACAAGGGCAGGCGAGCCTTCGAGTCTCGAAAGCGTAGCGGTGCTGAGGACGAGGAACACTTTCCTCACTTTGGACCGCTGATGTCTACCTCACACACCATCTATGAGCAGGCGTATCAGGCATGGCGTCAAAGTCGCGCAGGAAAACTGTCTGAACTGATGGTCTTTGCAGACACTGAAAACCCCGTCGAGCGAGATTACCGCATGCGTGAAGAGCACTTCAAGGCAGTTGAGAACCACTCTTGGTTCAGCACCGGCATTGGGGGTAACGTCGACCCTAAAAGCACCATGAGTCAAGAGGAAATCGCGGAGCGTAATATCAACGACCCTGAGTCATTGGAAGACTACGACATTGACCACGGTTTTGGGATTTGGCCGTATCTTCTTGGTTTGGACTTTTTGCCACCTGCCGACATGCACCGTGTCTTGAAACACATTGACGAACACGGCACCGATAAGGCAGACCGTCAGATTGTGAAACTCGACGGCCCGGTGCCCATCATCGACATGGGGCGTGTGAAGCGCGACTTTGCTCAGCGCTTTACCCCTCTCTTCCACGCTGCGGCGCGGAACGCGCATCACCCCGGAGCCACCATGCGTAAGCGCAACGAGGGGTCGAGATTGACTGACGCTCGTGGTTTTGAAGGCCTCGAAAGGGACAACCTGTTCTACGCTCTCAGTCACACCCCTCATCCCAGCAATCCTGACAGGACGTTGCGCGATTTCGTCAACGAGCGCTTTTCACGTTATATGAACCCCGGAGATATGGAAGACGATGTCGTTGACGAAAATTACCCCATCCCCAACATCACCGCTGCGCTCGCCAAGAAGATGGAGGGCAACACACCCGAGGAGAATCGGGAATTGCTTGGTAGACTGAAACCAGCGTATGCACATCCTGAACACAGCGTGAACTGGCTCCTCGGAAGAGACAAGGATGGTGCGTTCATCAATGACCATCCTCTCTATCCTGACGCTACCGACGCAAGCCATCCCGCTGGACAAGAAGATTTGATTGAGCGTCTGCACGACGCCTCTGATGAACTCACTGATGCTGTAATGTCTTCCAAGTTTTCACGCGACATTGACGCCTTCTATCATCTTGGGAACAACGTCCCATCGCTTGACGACATCCCCGAGTCCGAGCGGGAATCGTGGCTACGTGCCGATGACGGGTCTTTGCTCGGTCTTGCGCATTACTGGGGTAAGCCATTCCACTACGAGGGTGGTTATGGGAAGCACCCCAAGATGCTGGTTGAGATGCTGCATCAGATGTGGCCCGGTGAGCGTTCACCGTTCGGTCAACTCGAAGGCGGTCGTTTCACGCCGAACGAAGATGCACTTGGCCTCACCAGCCGCTACATCTCGATGGGTTTTGCACCTGAGACACAACACGCCGGTAGCCCGCGTGTCCAGTTGTCGTTCTTCAACTCCTCTCAACCAAGGAGTGAAACGGCAAAGCGCCGCTCTCGCACTCGAAATCAGGCAGCATTTCACGGCAAAGTCAGCACTTCGCCAGCATATTCCAATTCAGTTGCCGGCAAAAGCGATGATGAGATTCGCCAAGTCACTGGCGGAAAGGTGCAGAAGTTTTCCCTTGACAACACCGGATGGACCACAGGCGACTCCTACGGTGCGATTGGCTCCAAGCAACGCTTCACGATGCGGGAAAGAGCGTCTCGTTGGTGGCACTGGTTGGCCACGCGGATGCGCGCTGGCTCAGGTGAAATCCCTGACAAGTTTCACTCGCAACAAGAGATGGAAGCCGGTAACGTCGAGCGCACTCGTGGCACAAAACGTGAGTTCGACCGCTTGCAGGGATGGACTGATGGGGGTAAGGCTCCATCGAAGAAGTTCGCTGAGATGCTGGATGAAGCAGGTCATGACGAAGACGTTGACCAAATCACCCTCAATCACTTGTCCGACACACAATTGGCGCTGGAAGAGGCGCTTCACGAAGAGTTCTCTTCCTCGTTCAAAGATGACATCGGCAACGCTTCTCCTGAAGAAGTGCAAGCGCTCATCGCGGGTGTCGAAGACCCCAACAAGCGCTCTGACATGATGCGTCGCTTCCGCGAAATCTACGACGCCAGCGGAATCGTTGACGCTCATCGCGAGTTCGATGAGATGATGGAGTCCTACGAGCAGGTCGGTGAAAGCGAGTTCGACCCATCGAAAGATGACTTTAGCAGGCGTGCACATGTGAACAAAAAGTTCGACATGGATATGGCTGCTGTAACGTCTCGCGCTCGTCAGATGTTCCAGTCTGCGCTCAAGACGCATCCTGAGCACTTCAACCCGAACAGCCCGCAGTTCATCCCTAACGTCGTTCAGTTGTTCCACGCTGCTGAGAAGGACCTCCTCATGAACGGAGGTGAGCGGCATGGACTCAGGACGTGGGGCTACGCAGTCGGAGAAAGACCGGGTGCCTCGCTTGAAGAAGAGATTGGTGGCGACCTTTCCTCTTCGCCCGCAAAGGTGCTGGCTCACGGACTGAATCTTGTTAACGAAGACATGCGCATCAACATGAACTCCTCGAACGCTCGCATTCTTGACGTGCTTCGCATTCCCGAGGACCAGCGCGACCAAGCCCACGTCGAGATGGCTGAGCGCATCAAGGAGCAGTTGGAGGGTCACACCGAGAACGCCGTCATCATGACTGTTGGTGAGGCACTTCGACAGGGTATTTCACCAAAGGTGCAGACAAGTCGAGGTGTCCAAACCATTCCTGCGCCCTATGACATGGAAACTCCTGACGCTGAAGGCCCTGTCGACCATTGGGCGGCCAGCAAGGCACACTACCGTAGTCTCATCCCATTGAAGAAAGATGTTGGAGAGACGGCGTATAAGCGAGCGCGGCGACAGGCAGACGCTTGGGCAAAGGGCGCCGCTCGCAACATCCCTCGGTATTTCACTGAGCATCGGCAACTCGGTTTGTTTGGTGATGACCGCAAACAGGAAGCGGAGCAGCATGGTCTGATGATGGTGCCACTCGAACGTCAGTTCCAAGGCACGGACAGAACGGGGATTGCGCTTGCGCAGCATGAGATTGAAAACGCCATGCACGCCGTGCTGATGTTCTCACCCGGTCATCCCGGTTTCGACCCCGCCGTGATGCAGGGGGCCAAGAAGGCCACCATGGGTAACGTGAAGCACGCTGAATGGCAAGAAGTCCCAATCGGTCCTGTGCACCCTGATTCACAAGGTGTCATCAACACCCATTACACGGGTGGTCTGATGGACCGGGGTGTTGTCATCGCTCCCCCATCCATTGGTTTCTCTGTAGGGAAGGGACGGGAGCCAGCCGTCGGCACCAACATCGTGGGCGACGTTCGCCGCGTTCTTCCCAGCAAAGAGCAGATGGCGATGGTCACTGGACCCGAGATGACCGAGACGGCTCTCAACAATGGTTTCCCATACGTGCAGCAACAAGCCCAGCACTTCTCTGTCGACCCCTTCACAGGCACTGCGCCTGTGGACGACGGCTATGACCGCATTCACACCAGCGACCCTGTCGAGACACTGATGGTGCTTCTTGACCCTCAAGCCCTGCTGAAGAGCGATGAGAGCCGTCCACCGCCTGTGCTGGCGATGCACCGCATCTTTGCTCTACGTGACCTTGACTCGCTGCGTGGTTTCAGCGATGATTGGGCTGTTTCGGGTTTGCCCCGTGGTGAGCGCCTCATTGTCAAGCGCGAAGGTGACGATGTCACAGCGTATAACGAAGGTGGAGAGGACGTGAAACTCAAGCCTGCTGACGTCAAGCAGTTCAAGGCCTTGGCCGACAGCGACTACGTGATTGATGTTGTGCGGGCAAAGAAGGAGTTCGTCGTCTATGACCTGCTGTCCTATGACGACAACAACGTGTCGGACATGCTGCTGCGTGAACGCATCAAACTCCTACGCGCTCAGTTCGATAGCCATGAGCACGTCATTGTTCCCGGCCCGCATAATTTCCGCATGACCGACCGCGAAGGGCTTGAGGCTGTGGTTGAGGCTCTGTCGCCTGACCACGATTACCTGATGCTTCGCGATGCGACTTCGACCTACATGAAGGGAGAGCGACGCCATCCGAAGTGGTTCATGCTCCGCAAAGACAAGGTCTTGTCCTTCATGGTGCTCGACGTCCGTGGAAAGGGACCGTTTGTCTATCGCCTTGGTGCTGGACCTGTCGACGCTGAGGACAGCGGGAACCGTGTGGTCGAACACGAAGGTAAGCACTACGTTGACGTCGGCACGGTGCGCAGCCCCAAACCATTCAACGAAGGTGACGTCATCCAAGTCCGCGTGTCCGGTGTTCGCGTTAAGCGCGACAACAAGACCTACGACGTCACCGTGTCCAATGTGAAGGGCACGAGTGAGGACGAGTCCCCCGCTTCGCTGGAAACACTCAGTCTTCTGACCAAGTCCCATCCCATCATCGCTGTGCCCTTTGACGTCACCATGGGTAGCGAACGGCTAACGCTGGACATCTCCGAAGTGGACAGCATCACGTATCGCTTGGAGAAATCACAACACGGTGTGTGGGCCATTGAGGGTCGTGCGGCGCTCGGTGCTGTGCAAAAGAGCGACTACGCCATGCGTCTTGCAGAAAGCCTTCGACCTCTGTGGATGGAAGCGGCAGCCCTCATCTCAAAGGGAACAGAGAAGGTCCGTAGCATGACTGAACCCAAAAATCAACGGCAATCAGCCAAAGAGTCTGCGGGCATCATTGAGGAAGACGATGAAGAGGTCATCCTCAAGCCAAAGAAAGTCGAGGTGATGGCTAAGACATTGATGCGGATTGCGGATTTGATGGACCGCATCGAGAAAGAGCGCATGACCGGTGGTCCCGGTGCCCGTGGCTTTTCGTTCGACGCAGGAAGTCAGGTTGAATCGCCTCGTGGACCCACTCGTTTGACCTCCGAGGAATCGCTGCCCGATTGGGACATGAGAGAGCGTCCCACCGAGGACCCCGAGGAAGAATACCCGGAAGCGCGTCGCAAGCGCTTGAAGGACAAAAATGAGCGGCAGTCTACCGATTTGGAGGAAAACGTCGACTCATACTGATGCCGCCTTATTTATGTAGGTGAACACACCAACGGGGGAATAGTGTGCTACTCCGAAGCAGCAATCAGTCCGGCCTCACTCTCCTCAAGGGGAGCAGTGACCTCGTCGTTGCTGGCTATGCTTCAGTAGAACTCGTAGACAAACAGGGGGACTTGATTACACGGTCGGCGCTCAAGGACGCGTTCAAGAAGTTCATGGCTGACCCCAAGTATTCCAACGTCCAGTTAGCGCACTCGAACATTCAAGTCGGAGAAGTAATACCGTCATACACAGACAACGAAGGGAGGTTTTGGAAGAGCGAGGTTGATGACGCGGGAATGTTCGTGGTCGTCAAACTGAGAAATGACATCGAGAAAGCCCGAGAAGTGGCCGCCGAGATTCGCAAAGGAAACCTTGCAGGATTCAGCATCGGGGGACAAGCGTTCAAGCGAGTTCACAAAGCAGACGCGAATCACGGCTCATATCAGGAAATCTCCAAACTCGAACTTCACGAAATCACAATCTGCGAAAAAGGAATCAACCCCGAAGCCACATTCAAAATCCTGAAGGAAGACACTGAAAACAACAAGGTGAGCAAAATGACTGACGACGTGATGAACCAAATGAACAGCGTGCTTGAGCGGCTCGAAGGCCGCCTCGATGCCATGGAAAAGGGCATGCCTCCTCAACTGAAGGAGCACATGGAAGACAAGAAGTCCAAGAAGGACGAGAAGGATGACAAGGAAAAGGCCGCGTATAAGGCTGAAGCCGAAGAGGAGGAGAAGAAGGACGAGAAGAAGAAGTCCGACGAGTTCTCCGACGTCATCACGGCCGAATACCTCGACTGGATGGAGAACACCCTCAAGTCCGCTGGTGTGGACACCGACGGTGCTCGCGCCCACTTCGACGGCATCTCCAAGGCCAACCTCGGCTCCACCCCCGAGTCCATCGGTGACGGCGCCTCTTACTTCGCTGGGCAGGTCAACGGCCGTGCTCAGGAAGGTGGCTCCCCGTCCACCAACGCTCTTGCCCGCGCTGGCCTCTCTCGTGGCGGCGAAGTCAGCAAGGGTGACTTCCTCACCTCCATTGACCCCGTCAGCGCCGAAGAGGCCTACGAGGTCTTCAAGGCAGCCAAGCAGGAAGAAGAACTCCGCAAGGCCCTTGAAGGAAACTTCGAGCAGCGCTACAGTCACGAGCGCACGGTCGAAGTCGAGAAGGCTCAGGCTCAAGCGTTTGACGCTCGCGGTCCTCTCGATGAAGTCATGAAGGCGCTCGACGCCCTCAATGAGCGCATCGACAACCTGTCCACCGACGGCGGCACTGTGCTCGCCAAGTCGGCTGACGCCGCGCCGACGGTCGCTGTCCCTGAGACGGTCGACCTCGCCAACATGTCATGGGATGAGGTCCACTCGCTCGCGAACCGAGCGATTCGTGGGGAGTGAGCAATCACCAAAACACAAAATGAGGAGTGAATGAAATGGCACGAAACTACGTCCGAACTGTTACCGACATGGAGCGCTATTACTACGGCGCCGGAAACGCGATGGGTTACACCTACAGCGGTTCTGAATTGCTCAAGGCTGACGCACCGATGCTGTCCACCACGGGCGGCACCTATCAGGCCATCTACGGCCGCAAGGTGTGGTCCCAACTCAACCAAGAGTTCAACGCCTTCTCCATCCTTCCCAAGAAGCCTTGGGAGCGAAGTGGATGGCGCGTCATCACCGCCAAGCCCAACGGCGGTGCTCTGAGCGGCGGGATTGCTGAGAACGGCACCCTGCCTGAAACCATCAAGCCCACCTTCCAGCACGTTGCTGCGAAGCCCAAGACCATCGCTCACACCTTCGACCTGAGCGAAGTCGCCATCTTCCTGTCCGACAAGGACGACGGCCTCGGTGACATGCGCGCCGTGATGAAGGAAGAGATGGGCAAGCACCACGCTGAGATGGTGAACCTGATGCTCACCACCGACGTCAGCACCGTTGCAGGCAACAATTTCGAGTCCCTCGACCGCATTACCGCTGCTGACGGTGGCTCCAGCCCCTCCAACAACGCTGGTCTGAAGACGGGTGGCGGCAACCAACACGTTGACGCTGCCTCTGACCTCGACATCTACAGCATCGCCCGCGCCTCAAACTCGTGGTCCCACGCTGAGATGAACTGCGCCAACGACACCACGGCGGCCAACAAGCGTGTGCTCTCCCTCGACCTGCTCGACACGATGTTCCAGCAGATGTGGGAGCGCGGTGGCAACCCCAAGGTCATCCTGACGGGCTACGACACCCTGATGCGCCTCCAGCAACTCTTGCAGGCGCAGCAGCGCTTCATGGAAGAGAAGCGTGTGACGCCCACCTACAACGGTGTGAAGGGTGTTCCCGGTATCGAAGCCGGGTTCATCGTCGCTACCTACAACGGTGTGCCCATCATCCCCTCGAAGGACGTCAACGACGACGATGGCCTCGCCCGCATGTATTTCCTCGACACCGACTACCTCTACTTCAGCACGGCCATCCCCACGCAATATTTCGAGTCCGGCATCGAGACTGGCGACCCATTCGCCATCAACCGTCTTGGTCAGGAAGGCCTCTACCGCACGATGGGCGAGGTTTGGACGACTTTCTTTGGAGCGCAGGGCCAAATCCGCGACCTGAAGTGAACACAAAAACAACACGGAGTGAATGAACATGGAAGAATTGACACTGACTGGAACTGCAACCGCGACCGTTGTGGCCGCGTGGGAACTTCGCGCCGGCTCCCAATCCACCACCGAGTGGCTGGACGGAGCCTCCGACACCTCTTACCCCGGCGGTGGCCCTGACACCTTCAAGGCCGCCAACAGCGATGGAGCGAACGGTTACGACCCCGCCCCGAAGATGGCTCTCATCTCGGTGACGGGTGGTGCTGACGGCGAAACCATCATTCTTGGTGGCGGCGTGAGCGCTATCTACGGCGCCTTCACCACCGACACCGGCACCGCCGCTGTCGCTGTTGGGGCCTCTGTGAGCAGCCTGACCATCACGCTGCAATACCTCAGCGGCAGCAGCAACACGACGAGCGTTCTTGTGCTCTACTCGTGAGGTGGGCTGAGTGCCCACCATCACCTACATCGGCCGGCGCTTCCAAAAGCGCTGTGTCGACCCGTCGCATCCGAACTGGATTCGCGGCGAGGCGCGCGAGGTCACGGCTGCTTGGCTTGACCAATACATGCCGAGGGTCGACATGAGCCACTACGTCATCGAAGGCTGGGAGCCGAAGGCCCCCGAGGCTGAAACGGTTGACGCCGGTAACGATGGCGTCCCCGACGAAGGCTGGACCCGCAAGGACATTCAGAAGTGGCTCGAAGGCTACGACATCAAGCCCAAGGGCTACGCAACCAAAACCACACTGCTCGAACTCGTCGCTACTGTTATGAGTCCTGACGGTGTGGCCGAGACTGAAGAGATGGTGGCCGAGTCCGCTGAATCTGAAGAAGAAGAATCCACGGAGAGTGAGTGAAAATGGCAGTGACGATTGACCCCCGACCAACCTATTTTGGCGACCGCATGGTTGTGACAGGCAGCACCGATGGCGCTGAAGCGATTGACTTGAGCAGCCTTTTGGCATCCATTGACGGTGCGATGGTGAACAACATTGGAGCAGCACAGCCAGTCCCAACATCAGGAATCAGCGGCACTACTCTCAACGTAGGCGGTGCTTGCACCTTTGTCGCTATGGGTCGCCGCTCTTGAAGGCGGTGATTGAGTGGCAAAGTCCGTGACCATTCTCGGCCCCTTCGCGCAGAAGGACTTCAACGATTCCACTGCGCGCACGGCTGTCGAGACGGCCATCAGCAACGCTATCGGCTCCAACACCTGCGTGTCGGCTGACCCACACCTCATCCTCGGGAACATCTACATCTTTGTGACAACTTCCTGAGTGTGATGGGTATGGCCTTTGAACTGGCGAGCATCGACTTCGATGACATCAGCCGGATGCAAAAGCAGGCCGTCCGCTCCGACGTGGCTCTCGCACCCGAGATGGTGAACCCTGAAGACCCGCTCAAGGGCGTGGTCAGGGAGCAGCGCAACCGCAACAGCGAGATTGGCGACGTTCTCAACATCGGCTCAGGGACGCGCTGCAAGCACTGCGGTATGTTGCACTTCATGTGGCGTGAGAACTGCGGCTCCTGTGGTAAGCCCATGGAGTATAACCTCGGCCATCGTGATGAGGGGGCGAGGGAGTAATGCCCGTTGTCTTCAACCCCGGTGAGCCTGAGACTCGTCCTCTCGACCCCACTGCGATGGTCTACACCACCCCGCAGAAGGTGGCCGACTACCTCGGTATCGGACCGCAGGAGCCTGTGCTCGCGTCTGCTGACTCTGTGAGTGATGGCGTGTTCATCACTGGCGAAGACTACCGCCGCTGCGGCACTGAGGTTGGCGACACCATCCTCATCTACAGCGACGCCAACCCTCTTGGTGTTGAGAAGGAGATTACCGGTATCAGCAACGGTGGGACCAGTGGTGTGAAACTGGAGTTCACCGGCTCTTTCACTCACGCTGATTTTGAGGCGGCAGACAATACCTACGTGCAGAATCTCGCATCGTTCACCAACGCTAAGGTGGGTCGACAACGCGGCGTTACCAAGGCGATTGTGCAGGCACGTATTCGTGAGGTGCAAGACAAAATCGACAACATCACACACACAGCGTGGCGTCCCTACATCGTCGCTGCAGAGTTCATCAATTTTGACACGTATAAGCCATACAGACGTCGATATTACACCGATTATGTTGGCACTACACCGCTTCTGTTCCGCAGTGTGCAGCAGGTTTTGCGGTTGGAACTGTGGCAGGGTGACGACTATCGTGAGATTTGTGGCGCTGAAGCCCGACTGCAGATTCCTGAAGACGTGCGGGCCATCAGTGGCTCCATTGTTCTGTCACCCGGAAACGGGACCTCTGTGACGTTGACTGCGGAGAAGGACTCTGCTGCTACGGCCACCACCACCAAGTGGCGCACGGACTTTGACGCCACGACCACCGCGCAGAACCTTGCGGACCTCATCAACAAGGAAGACCGCGTCAGCAAGGCTTCTGTTGAGTTCAGCCCCGCCTTCACCCTCGAAGGCTCTACGTCAAACGTGGCCGTTCACAACGAGTTCCTCGCCTCAGCCAATGCTGAATACGGCACGGGCATCGTCAAACTCACCAGCATGCGTCAAGCGAAGGCCGGTGAGGTTTGCAGTCTTGTCTGCACTGACAGCACCATCGGCATCTCACAGACGGCAGAGCAGACCACTGCCTTCAGCGCCGTTGTGGACACCGACGACGTGCAGGTCACTTCGACTGGGGGCTTCGCCAAGGCGGGCGTTGCGACAGACGGCACCAACGTCTTCCGCTACACCGCAGTGTCGGACACCAAGTTCCTGAACTGCACAGCGGTCATCGGCTCGCTCGGCTCACTGAGCGGCAACATCAGTCAACACTTGCTGCAACTTGACTTGCAGGGCGGGAGCGCCAGTGGCGACAACGCCCGTTTCAAGGACTGGTGGCTCGACCACGACATGGGTATCATTTACTTCAACAACTCATACCCCTTCTTCGAGTGGAACGCCGTCAAGGTGTCCTACATCTACGGTGAGCGCTATTTGGAGAAGGCCATTGAGGAGGTCGCCACGAAGATGGTGGTCATTGACCTGCTCATGTCCGATGACCGCAGCGTGCTGCTGCCTGAAGGGACCAACAACATCGACCTCTCAGCCAAGGTGCAGTTGTTGCAGTCTGAGATTGACCGTATTCTCCCACGGTATCAGGAGATTGTGTTGTTTGAGTGATTGCTATGGCTGCTTTTGACCACGCGTGGCGACTCCTTAAGTCAATCAATTACGACGTCGGAAACCTCGTGAACTTGACACCGCATCCTCTGAACTTCTACCTGCAAGGTCAGACCATGGCTCAGGGAGCGCCGGACTTCACGGTTGCACCTGAACCTGAGCCTCTGCGCGTTGGCACTATGCCCCCTGCGCCTTCACCGGGGAACGTAAGGGTTGGTGGCAACGTCATCCCCGTCGCAGCGCCTCGCGTCTTGACTGAAATCCCTCCTGAAATGGAATTACCCACGCTTGATGACGGCGCTTACGTCGTCTCATACCCGACTGCTGAGCAGCACGCACGGCAGTTCGGGCCTCGTGAAGACGTCTTCACCATCAGCAACCCATTAAGGAACGAGCGGGGGCAAATCTCAGGAGCAGCAGGTCTTACGCAGCCGTTCGGCATCCCTGAGTTCAGGCCACGAAAGGTGAGTTGAGTGGTTGGCGACCTCCTCGATGACCTCTTTAACGCAGCAGCAAAAGACATGGCCGACCCCAAGGTGCAGGCTGAACTCCAGCAGTTTGTCAAGGAGCACGACGGAAACTACCGCCGTGCCGTTGAGCAACAGGAACTGGGAATGGACGGCATCAACCGCAACGAGTCGGGCGATTATGAGCAGCGTGGGCGCAAACCGGACGAGAGCGTTCTTAACGCAGCGCTGGATAGGGTCGATAAGCGGATGCTGACGGAGTCTCCCGACCTCGTCAAGCAAAAACTCACAGTCAGTGCAGGAAATGTCACTCTCGACAAGAAGGCGTATCGAAGGGAGGTGGAGTGATGGTCGCAACGTGGACTGAAGGCCTCGATGTAGTCATCGCTGTGCTGGAGGACTGGAACCGCGCCAACACGAGCAACATCAAGCCGGTGATTGCTGACATCGCCACCGTCAATCCTGAGCGTGGAAAGCGCCTCGACATGAAGAAGTCGGACTACGTCATGTGCTACGAGACGGCGCACAACGAAGAGGCGCCTGAATTGCTCTATGATTTCGTCACGACGCGCATCAACATCACCGTTGACATGCGCACGATGCGTGGGCGCAAGCACATGCAAGCGATGGAAAACGAGGTGCGTCGCCTCATTCACACCAAGCGCAAGGGCGACGGAGTGTCGTTTGACCGCTTGGTCTTCAAAACGCGGACAGACCTGTCTGACCGCACCAAGAGCCTGTTCCGCATGACCTTTCAAATCGAGGTTGTTATATTCGCGGAACTCGTGCCATAAGGTGAGCCAACATGCCGTCGACTGTCTACAAGGGTGACTTGACTGAGGTGTCCTTCGGGCACGAGACTGCGCTTCGGTTGGACCACAACTACTCCTCACGGACGTTCACTGACGCGACGTGTGACACCACAAGTGGCGATGCAACGGTAACGATGGATTCCACGGCCAGCATTGAGGCAGGAATGAGTGTGACGGGAACCGGTGTTCCAGCAGGAGCGACTGTTCTCAGCATCACGGACGGCACGACCTTCGAGTTGAGTGCTAACGCTAACGCCACGAACACCAACCAAACCTTCACCTTTGGCGACGCCTTCAGTTTCCAACTCACGACCGTGACCGCTGCTGATGAAACGTCGGTCATTACGTTGAGCGGAAACGGCTCTCCGAGCACACCAGTGACCATTGGGGGTGTGTTGAAGGTCCCCATCGGTATGCTGGTCGGTGTCAAGGTCAGCATTGTTGGCGGTGGGAACTTCACCGAAGACGATGGTC